CTTCCCAGATGACTCGGTTGTCGGGGACATGGGCGTCGATTTCGACACTGATGACATGTACGCGAACACGGCGGTGAACAACGCCGCATATTGGTGGGATCTGACCGGGCTGACTGACTTCCCGGAAGAGGCACTAGTAGGCGACTGGGGAATCGACACAAGTACTGGTGACGTCTCAGAACTGACTGCCTAGGAGGCACGGTGCGCGTAGTATGGGCTGACGCTCACCTCTACTCCCAGGGGGTGAGCAACGCTGTTCTATATCCGCAAAATTCCCCGGGGGTACCCTGGAACGGATTGATTTCAGTTTCAGAGATTGGTGATGCTGCGCCGACTGCGCGATATTTCGACGGCCTGAAATACATGGATGAATTCCAGTTGGGGACTTATGCAGGAACCATCTCTGCGTTCACATATCCTGACGAGTTCGAGCCATGCATAGGCCTAGATGCCGGCATCACTGCTCAGCCTCGCGAGTCCTTCGGATTCACATACAGGGACACAAGGGAGATTCACCTTGTCTACAATGCAACTGTGTCTCCTTCGAGTGACCAGTATTCGTCGCTGGCGGATTCCATATCGCTGGTCGCCTTCGCATGGGATTTCAGTACTTTTCCGGTTGAAGTCCCCTTCGGAAGACCAACGTCGCATCTGGTCATCGTCACTGACTTCGCAGATACGGACGCACTGGCGGCCCTAGAGGATATTCTCTACGGAGATGACTCGAACAACCCAGCGCTGCCAGATCCGGCTACCGTGTACGAGCTCTTCGAGTCGAATGCATTGCTCAGGATCACGGACAATGGCGATGGAACCTGGACTGCAGACGGTCCTGATAGCGCCATCACCATGCTCGATTCAGACACGTTCCAGATCGATTGGCCTTCGGCACTGTTCATAGACGCGGACAGTTACCAGATCTACTCACTCTGAAAGGAGACCCATGGCTGTCGTTACGGGTAAAACAGCTGCCGCAATGGATGCGATTGCTGCTGATGTCGTGGTCGATGGCCACGTAGACGGATCTGGTCACCTGATTCTGACTAAGCAAGACACATCTACGATTGACGCCGGGGATGTAACTGGCCCAACAGGTGCTACAGGTGCTACAGGTCCTACGGGTCCTCTCGGTATTGCGCCGACTGGCACGATCGTGATGTATTCGGCCGGCACAGCTCCTTCTGGATGGTTGTTCTGCGATGGTACGGCCGTTTCAAGAACTACCTTCGCCAGCCTGTTCACGCTCATCGGGACGACGTACGGCGCCGGCAACGGCACGACAACGTTCAACCTACCGAACATGCAGACCAAGTTTCCCCGTCAGGATACTGCCCACCTGGGCCAGACTGGCGGCGCGACAACTCATGGTCACACGGTTCAAGGTGGGGCGACCCCGGTCACAGCCCAGATCAAGCTGGCACAGAGCGGAACTGGTCCGAACATCTGGATCAACCGGCAGTCTGGTGACACCTGGACGGCGAACTTCTCCGCCAACATCACGTCGACGAATACCAGTTCGGACAGCAACAACAACGGTGCTCTTGTCACGGGCGTGACTGCTGTGGCAGACCACACACCGCAGTACCTGAATGTAAACTTCATGATCAAGTTCTAGGAGTCCCGTGCCGATCGAGATTGCGGTTTCCGGTGACTTCAGCGCAACCGAGCGCTTCCTGACGGCGATCAGCCGTGGCCGCATGTTCGACGTGCTCACCTCGTATGCGGAGAGAGGCGTGGAAGCACTTGCTTCGGCCACGCCAACCGACTCAGGCGTTACCGCTGCGTCCTGGAGTTACGAGATCAATGCGAATCCCGCCGGAGCTGTTATCGCGTGGACCAACACGCATCTTGACGAGGCCGGCACACCCATCGCGATCATGCTTCAGTACGGTCATGGGACCGGAACTGGTGGGTACGTTCAGGGACGAGACTACATCAACCCTGCGATTCAGCCCATATTTGACGAGATCGCTAATGCTGTGTGGAAGGAGGTGACGGCGAATGGCTAGCGTTGACGAGCGAATCCTTGAGATGACATTCAAGGGCGCCAGTCTGATCGAAGGCGTCAAGAGCACCCTGAATGCGCTTAAGAGCCTGAAGGACGGGCTCAGCAGCATTAAGGGATCCGACAAAGATATTAACGACCTGGATGCAGCAGGTAAGAGGTTCTCCCTGTCGGGAATGTCTCAGGGGATCGACAACGTTACGCATCACTTCAGCCTGATGCGGATTGCCGGACTGACAGCATTCACATCACTGGTCCGGCAAGGGCTGTTCGCGGGTGAGCACCTGCTTGCCTCGTTCACGATCGACCCGATCAAAGCTGGTCTGCAGTCTTACGAGACTAAGATCAACGCGATCCAGACGATTCTCGCCAACACCTCCGCGGCCGGCACGACACTGAAGCAGGTCACGGCAGCACTGAACCAGCTGAACTTGTATGCCAACAAGACGGTGTACAACTTCGGCCAGATGGCCAAGAACATCGGCACGTTCACCGCGGCCGGTGTAGGGCTGAAGACCTCAGTTGCCTCGATCAAGGGTATCGCGAACCTTGCGGCCTTGTCGGGTTCGAGCGCTGAGCAAGCCTCGACTGGTATGTACCAGCTGTCACAGTCCATCGCGGCCGGCGTCGTCAAGCTGCAGGACTGGAACTCGGTCGTCAACGCCGGCTTCGGCGGTAAGGTCTTCCAGAAGGCCCTGATCGACACGGCCAGAGTTCAGGGTGTCTCTGTCGACGCCATGATCAAGAAGTACGGCAGCTTCCGTCAGTCTCTGCAAAGCGGCTGGTTGTCGGCCAAGGTCCTGACCACGACTCTGTCTGAGTTCACTGGCGACCTGAGCACTGCGCAACTCCGGGCGATGGGTTTCACCGCTCAGGAAAGCGCTGCGATCCAGAAGCAAGCCAAGATCGCCGTTAACTCCGCGACTCAGGTCCGAACCGTTTCTGGCCTGTTCCAGGACCTGAAGGAAGAAGTCGCTACTGCCTGGGCGTCGGTATTCCAGGCGCTTATTGGCAATATCGGCCAGGCTACGAAGACTCTCTCAGCATTGCATAACGTCGCAGAGAGTGCCCTGACGAAGCCGATCCTCGACCTCGGCAAGTTGCTTCAGACATTCACTGATCTGGGCGGCCGTGATATTGTCATCCAGGCCATCACGACTGCGTTTCATGCGCTTGGCCTGATTCTGCACACTGTCGGGCAGGCTTTCCATGATGTCTTCCCGTCAAATGGTGGCAGTGCAGCACAGGGCTTGATTGCCCTGGCGTTCCACCTGCTGGCATTCGCGAACGCGCTTACGCCAACCAAGAAGACACTCGAAGATTTCAGGACGATCTTCACTGGCGTCTTCTCAGCAGTCAAGATCGTCATCGACGTCATCAAGGCGTTGTTCGGCGGTCTTTCCCAGATCGGTGGTGCAACCAAGTCTGCTGGTGGCGGATTCCTGGACTTCATCGCCACTCTCGCGCACTTCATCACCAACCTCAAGAACGCGATTGAGTCTGGGACAGCGCTTGCTACTTTCTTCCGTGTGCTCGGCGAGGTTATAGCCTTTCCGATTAAGCTCATCGGCCAGCTCGTCGGAGTAATCGGCGGCCTGGGCGGAGCCACCGGAAAGGCGACGAGCGCCGTCAGCGGTTTCGTCCAGAAGATCGGCGACGTCTTCAGAGGTCTCGCCGGTGCCATTGCCGACGGAATCAAGAACGGGAACTTCAGTGCAGTAACCGGTGTCATCAACCAGCTTCTGCTGGGCGGTGTGCTGCTGTCGATCAAGAAGTTCATCTCTGGCCTGACGAAGGGGTCAGGTGGTGGTAAGGGTCTGTTCGGCACCATCAAGGAGTCGTTCGAAAGCCTGACGACCACACTCAAGAGCATGCAGGACAACCTGAAGGCCGGGATCCTGCAGAAGATCGCCATTGCGGTGGCATTGCTGGCGGCCTCGCTGCTGGTGCTGTCGCTGATCAACATCAAGGACCTGACTAAGGCCCTTGCCGCGATCACTGTCATGTTCGTTCAGCTCCTCGCAGCGATGGCCGTTGTGACTAAGATCGGCGGGTCTGCCGGTATAGTCAAAATGGAAGCTGTGGCGCTTGCCCTGAACCTGCTTGCTTCTGCACTTGTGATTCTTTCAGGTGCGGTCGCTATCCTGGCGCAGTTCAGCTGGACTCAGCTGGCCAAGGGTTTGTCAGCTATCGCAGTTCTGCTAGCTGAGCTTGTCGTAGCAACATCGCTGATGTCCAAGAATTCTGCGGGCCTGATCACCTCAGCGATTGCCATGGAAGTTATGGCGGTTGCGATAAACACGCTCGCATTCGCAGTCGCAAAACTGGGTAAGCTCAGTCTGGGCACGCTGACCAAGGGCATCGGGTCAATTGCTGTGTTGCTGGCGCTCCTGGCCGGCTTCAACGCTATCAGTGGTGCACAGCTTATCGGTACCGCTACGGCGATGGTGATTGTCGGAGCAGCGCTGATCGTCATCTCACAGGCAGTAGAGTCGCTTGGTAAGCAGTCAGTTGGCACCCTAGCCAAGGGTCTCATCTCGGTTGCTGCTGCACTTGGCATCATCGCTGCTGCGATGGCTCTGATGCCGCCGACGATGCTGCTTA